GTGTCTTTGCCCTATCAAAAAACCTACCCCCCTTACTACTATTGCAACTGCTGCATAATACTTGCAAATTAGTTGGGTTATCGTCTCCGCCTAGATGGCGTGGAACTATGTGATCAACACTTAATCTTTCCTCAGTACCGCACATCTGACAACATCCATCTCGTTTAATGATCATCTCTCGTAGCTTGCGCCACTTGGCACTTGACCCGGTATTGCTCAACGAACTCTTAGTCATTGCCAGCCTTTAGTCTTTAGATGATGTAATGCATTGCAGTAATTAGGTTCATCATACTTGGTAATCCCGTATCTCTTACTGACGTAATACCAATAAGCGAAGAACTGCCAATCGTATGGCTTGCCTTTAACGTATTTACTTCTTATCTGATAATAGCCATGATGTGATCCATTGATTGCATCGATCTTCCAAGTAGATTCTCTAAATACGATTTCGTTATGGCATTCATATTGCTTATCTGTTAGCTGCTTATTGGCCAATGATTTAAGTGCTTTAGTTGCATCTATTGAAGCCTCAGATCTATCGGCTCCTGCTATAGATAGAGATATCCCAATAACGACTGCTACCGAGCAAGCTACGCCTTTCAGGCTTGCTCTGAAGCCTTTAGGGCTTCTAGCAGAGAAGTGTACCGAATCAGTCAAATACATTTGATATAAATCCTGCTCAGAGCGGCGTGGCGTTTTACTTATCCGTTGAGTAGAAGCCACCTGATTTAAATATGACCGGGACTGACGAATAGATTTTACGCATTGGTTCATGACATAACGGGCATTCGAGATCGTGATCTGCATTGATTGGATACTCCTTCTCATATCGAAGATTGCTTTGACAGCGCTCCTCATTAACGCATTCGAATTCATAAATCGGCATTATGTAACCTTGCCATGCATCGACTCAATATGACTTAGCATCATTCGGCTAATCTCCTTTTGCGTAAGAAAGCCATAAGCAGACTTGAGCGAGTAGCCGCAAGGGCAAGTGTGCATCCAGTCAAATAGTTCATTATTGTTCCTCGCACGATCTGCATTGGTCATTTGTTGTCCATTCCCCGCATCCATTACATCGCCTAATATCTGAGTCTTTAATTATATCTTTACGCTTGTCATAACCAGCAGCTACGAGTAACTCCACCAGATCACCAAGGCGTAGCATTGCTACATATTCCTCTGGCTTTTCGCCTTGACCATTAAGACGAAAGCAAGCGAACCCCAATAAGCCGCTTTCATCTGTTCTGGCTTTGATCTGGCGAAGTGTTCCCGAGACATCAAGACCTGTACGCGCTTTTACCTCGCAGTCGAACGGGACATTGAGGATATCGCGGCCATTGCCTCGACCTACTGAAGCGCCTTCCCACGTGCGCCTCAGATAATCTGCAACCACTCTTTCAGTACGAAAGCCGCGGTGTTTTCTACTTTGGGACATTAGTCTCCAGAGTTACTGCGTGGCAGTCCGGGCAAGACCAGGTAAAGCCTGCCTTTAATGATCCGCCTGTAATAACAATCTCGGAAACATCAAACTCTTTATTGCATAAGCAGCATCTAGTAGTAATTCCAGATGCTTTAACAGTATCTCGGATTGTTTTGTAATGATCAAGAACATCGACGTCAGGATAAGATTCCCATTCACCATCTTGATTCATAAATTGTAAGCTGCTCATTTACGCACCTCTTGAGGTTTCCAAACGCCATTGTTATCTATGACATACCAGATCGGATCGCACTTATCGATGTCAGCCCAAGTCTCTTGACGTTGAGGTGTTAACGGACATCCCATATTAGCCCAGGCTTTTCCATTCTTGTTGCCTGTACGCCATACACGCTCACCATGCTTGCAATGAGGAACATCTTTATCGATCTTGGTAGCGCCCAAGACTTCTTGAACCAAGGCAACTGCATCGGCAGCACTTGGAGCAGGTTCTACTGCTTTAACAGTCCAGACATCATCTTCAACTGGCAGAATGATCTTATCGCTTAGCTTCTCAGCAAACGCTTTTGGCTGCGCCTGATTGACTTTTGCCATCTCCGAACGGCTAGGGCGTTTGCCTTTCGCAGCATAACCTGCGTTAGCCAATGCACGACCGATCGAACTTGTCTCGCAATTTTCAAGCGCCGAAGTAGAATTAACTCCTCGCGTAGATACGGTCTCCTCAGCAAAGCCAGTAGCCCAAGGGTGTGCATCCACTTCAGTTCTAAAGATAGAAGCCTGAACAATAAAGCGTTGCAGGGTATGCTCAATAATCTGAGTAGAGATTCGACCATCAGGATTATCCTTCCAAAACTTTTCTAGGCGTTCTTCGACTGTTTCATAATCTTCTAAATTAAACATATAGTTCATTCTCCTCTGTGGCTAATTGTCCAGCAATTGCAAGGTAACTGGCTCCATCGATCCAAGTGTCGATCTTCTGTGCATCCTCGATGCTTCTGGCAATTTTGACCAACGCGAGTACGACTGCAACTTGATAATCCGTAATTGGCATTTCCAGATAGGCGCTGATAAGCCCTGCTGCTCTTGCCATATTGTCAGTTGGGTGACCGTAACTAAGTCCCCGGTCTTGGTAAAGGTCTGTAGCTGTCTGAAGGATTTCTGCATGCTTCATACTCGCACCTTCTCGACAGATTCGTAATGCTTGCGAACTGCCTTGCGACCTACTATGTAACCGTCTCTGTGGCCTATTTTGTACCCCAGAAAGAACATCCCGAAACATAAGCCCAAGATGATTAACTGTAATAAACTCATATTGCTCCCTTTTGCCAGACTCTCTGGCTTCTTGGGATAAGAATGACATAACTAGGAGACAGAACCGCGATCATTTACATAACGAAACGGTAACAATTCTGCATCATCTACCGCATCATCGATCGTGCGCTTTATATCGTTATCTAGATCGTCCATACCTACGGCCATGAACTACGAAAGTCCCATCCTTTTCAAGGTTAATTAAAGTTACTTGGCTATCTTCAACCAGAATAAACGCCTGCTGCCAGTTCATAGTTCCCTTGGTATAGCCAGCCTTGCGTACATCCATAAGATGGCCACCTTCTACGCCACGCAAGATGCGCCCTATTTTGCCCCCAGAAGCCTCTGTAAAGGCCGACTGACCTGCTCTGTGTGTATGTCCGCAAACTACGCTTAAACCGTGCCTACGGGCTGCTGAGAGGGCTGTAAGACCTGCATTAGGGTTAATACCTTGTTCATCCCCGTGAACCGCTACCCAGCCTTTAGCGAAAGCGTATGGCTTCTTATGATAGGTAATTCCCAATTCATCAAGTCTAAGAAACTTCTCAAACCTAAGTTCGGGCAATGCCAGGAATGCTGGTATCTTCTTCATAATCACATTGTAAAGTCTGTCTGTGTGATTGCTTCTAATCATGTGGGCTTCTTTGGAATGCTCCACTAATGACCATAAAACTTCTACGGCTTGATCTCGATCATCAGCTAGTGTCTGCTCGTACCAGCCCGGTGTTCCATCTGACCATCGACTGATCTGCGGGAGATCGATTTCATCTCCCAAAGTAATGACGCTATCTGGCCTGTATGCCTTAATAAAAGATGCAACATTGCGGACAGCAATTTCATCGTGATATGGAACCTGTAAATCTGGAACGATTACAGTTCTTTTCATTGTTAATCCTCATCGTCATCGTCATAGGGGATGCGGTCGGGAAGGTTTGGCAGCCAGTTTGGAGTTGGCAAGATGGTGGCAGGATAAGTCAAAGGCTCTAGCAGCAGACATAGAGCTACATCGTCTGCAAAGCCAGCCTTCTTTAGGCTTTTCCAATACTCGTTTAACCCAATGCAGTAAGTCTCTAGCATTGAGTAATCCTCAAGGTCTATAACTCGTTTGCGTGCCATAGGAAAATTATCGCTCTAGAAGTATGTTATATATCTCATCAACACGCTGATTCAGTCTTTTGATCTCCGACAGCAAGTGCGTGATGACATAGCCAGCCAACCCACCCACTATCGCAAGCGTGGCAATATAGAGATTCAGATAATCTTGTATGCTCATTTTTTAGGAGTGGCATATCCAAATACGCCTGCAACGATCGAGCCTAGGATTGCCCGGTAATCCAAAGCAAAGTTAGAAGTAGTTCCCCATACTGCAAGGAATGCGCCGATTGAGATTATTGCTGGGTGCTTCATATTCATTTGGTTTCTCCTAGTAGTGGGATCTGAAAGAACGAGCCATCTTGATCACCTTTGCTAGTGAAAGAGATATGGCAATGATGGTTGTGCGGATTGCTTCCCGTATATTTTCTCCAGCGCCAGCCCAAGCGAGATGATGCGATTCGGCCATTGAATATGACATAAGAGATGCGCTTCTCTCCAGACTTTGCAGCGAGACGAATCTGATCTGCAATATCGGGCATGAGGTCGGGCTTGCCTGACTTATGGACATCTGCATCAACATCGATTGCTCTGACAACCATTCCAGATTTTGGATCAGGGTTGTGATCGCTAGGGCGCGCTGAATGACGGAGATCGCCGATCCATCCATCGGAACGCCTATCACGATCTGGGAAGGTGTCATCAAACTGTTCCCTTAACTGTTGAGCAGCTTTAGATAGTGTTGGTTTCATCCAAGTAATAAAGCCGCTTCTTCAGCGGTAATACCTAGGCGTTCAAGTAATGCAGATTTAGCGCTGGCCTTAATTGCTTCTTGTTCTGCTTTCCAATTATCATATTTAGCAAAACCTGCCTCAAATGCAGCCTTAGTTATAGGCTTACAATCGATAAATTTAATGCCTTCAAAGGTATCACCAGTTGCTACATAACCGCCGTCTGGAATCAGCATTCCAAGAACCTGTTGAATTGTTGCCATTATGCGCCTACTTCCATGAGAATGATCGATGAAGGTAATGAACCAGGTTGAAATACTATTTGAGCAGAGTTGTTTGTAGTATTTGGTGCAGCCTGTAATTTGTAGGTCGTTGCAGATGTTGTTGCTGGACTGTCTAAATAGGTCTGTGCTCTAATTTGATCAAGTTGAACTGCAGTTGCGCCCGAGGCAGTTAATTGTTGCCAACCTGCTGTTCCATAATCTTGAATAGTAGTTGCTCCGCGTAATACTTTTGCGCCAATAGCGCTGTTTGCGGCAGTTCTACTAGCATTGTAAGCGGCAGAAATTAAAACTAAGACTTTGCTTGTGGCTGAACTTGGTGTAATTGTTGCGGTGATTGTTGTGTCCGTCATGGTAGTAGTTGCTATTGTTGTTGCTGTTGTTGTTGTGCCCTGGACTACCTGTAAGATTTTCCCGCCGCCAGCCGCCGCAGCCCATTTCATTCCTGTTGCTTCTGCTGAGTCAGCGGTCAAGACTGTGTTATTTGCACCTATTGCTAATCGCGCAGGAGTATCAGCCGCCGTTGCGGCGATCAAGTCTCCTTTTGCATCGACAATGGCATTCTGGATAGCATTAGAATCATCTTGGGCTACCCAGGAAAAGTCTAGATCCGTTGACGATGCCTTAGCTAAAACTTGTCCCGTAGTGCCACCCTTAAGATCAATTAAAGCTGTATCAATGTCCTGACCAAGAGCTGCAATGGCGGTAGCGCCATCCTTTACCAAGTCAGTTGATTGGGGAATATCCCAGCCAAAGTTAGTAGTTGTTGTTGCCATTACGCTACTGCTCCTATCGCATCAAGCCATATAAGGGTTGGACTTAGAGTATTCCAAGTCTCTGCTGCATTTACCTGCTCCCATTTTACCGCAACTTGGGAGAAGTTTATTGGAGAAGCGTTAAAAGTCACGCTTAGGTTGTTAAGGCTTGCTCGGAATGTCCAGCCCTCGATGTAACCCTGGAACGAGCCATCGGTGATATTACCGGGCAGGTTCTGAATCCAGACTGGCTGACCTAAAAAGATATTGATTAAAGCATCGCGATCAGCATTGTCGATTTCAGGGTTTCCAAGTACGAAAGTAATGCTCTCAAACTTGGGATAAGGGAATGCGCGTAAGGCGATATAGCGATCGGCTAAGGCTTCAGCATCGGCAGTATGTTTAATGCGAGATGTGTACTGCTCGGCATAAACGCCAAAAAGGGTCTGGCTTTCTGCATCGGTAGCCGTATAAGTCTGATTTCCATTATTGTTATAAACGATCGTAAAACTATTGCGTAAATCTCCAGCGCGAGTAGTAGCCGCTAAACCTAAGCCGTTAGCGTGGTTTGCATCTAATGTGGTGTATCCGTTATTGGCTAAATAATCTTGGCGATGAGTTTGATCTGCATATCCGATATTGCCGTTAGCATCCTCGTAGAGAACGCCGAAGGCCGAATTAGCGATAGCGGTACATAATGAGTAAAGATCAGTATTCGAAGAAGACCGGGCTATTAGCTCATAATCACCTGGCTGATCAATTTCGCCTAGGCCAATATTAGCCGCTTCTAACCAAGTCTCGGTAGGGTCGTAAGTAGCCCAGGTTTGCGCTGCTGGCACTTCATTCCATTGCCCTAATAGGTAGCCTGAAAGAAGCGTGTAAATCTGATCTCCGTCAAAGTCTTGGGATAACACTCCAGGATCGATGATTCTTGGAAGTTTAGATAATGCGCCCAGCGCTGTAATAGTTGCAGTAGTTGTATAACCTAAGTCTCCAGCCTGATTAACTGCAATCGTAAAATCAGAAATAAACCCGCCAAAGATAGGAATATAAGTCCCGACAGAATTAGTTACTTCTACTGTAATGCCAGTTCCTACGGTAAAGTTATAGCTTGAGTTATTAAGGTTCATCAACTGAAGTTGGCAATATCCTGCAACTGGCTGAACATTGATATCGGTACGGCCTGAGGTAATAACTAGGTTGGCTATTGTTACATCTGTAATTTCAACGCTGTTAACTAAGACCTTGTAGACAGGAGTATATGCAGTCATTAAACGAAGGCCGCGCTGCCCAAGGTTCCTCGAGCGTTAGAATCATTAAGGATCTGAACTATTTGACGAGCTGTCGATTCGCTATCGATCGCGCCGTTGACCGTAATATTAGTATTAGATACTGGCGTAACATTGAGATAACTTGGAATACCTGAAGGAGATACCGGAGTTACTGTTGTTGGGGAGAATGATGCGTTATCAAATGGGTTTAATTTAGAACCAAGTTGCTTGGCTAAATCAATTACTCGTTTAATATTATTATAGAGACGATCAAAGAATGAAACCACGCTGGCTAGGTTATCTATAAGCCCTGATATTGCTCCGCCTATAACTTCAAACGCTTTGCCTAAAGTTTTGCTTAGAATTGGCGCTAAAACATCGCGAGCAAAATCAGCAACAACTTTAAATAAATCAATAAGCGGCTGTAGTTCTTCGCTATTTTCGCTTAGAGAAGTTTTAATTGAATTAAAGGCGCTGCGAAGTCCATCGGCAATAGGAGTTAAAAATTTAATTACTGGGCGTAATTTTTCGCCTAGGTTATCGGTAAAGTCTGCAATGGCTGGGATTACTTTTTCAACTATGGTTTCAACTAGTGGAGTAATTGCTGTAAGAATATAAGCGCCTACGGTTTCTTTACCTTCATCAAAGGCTATTTGCAATCTTGCCAACTTGCCTTGAAATGTATCGGCTTTAGTGGATGCTTGATTCTCAAAAGTATTGGCTAACTTGGCGGTTATTTGCTCCATGCTCATAGTCTTTAACTGAGCGGATGTGAGTCCTATGCCTAATTTGCCAAGTGCGGCGGTATTGCCTTCGGCGGCTTTTGCCATTGCATTAGTAACTGCCTCAAGTGACTTGCCTGAACCTGCTGCAACATCGATCGCAACTGTCTGTAATTTTTGAGCCTTTTCAACATCTCCCGTAGCCCGGGCAAGCCGCTCTAGAGATGGCCTTAAATCATCATCTGTAATGCCAAATGCTAGGGAAGTCTGAGTAATGTAATCTTCAGTAGCTTTAATTTGTGCATCAGTTGCATTAGTTACATTTTTAAGAGTAAGGGCTAATTTTTCCTGAGCGGCTGCATCATCGATGGCAGACTTAACTCCATCAATAGCTAACTTGCCAGCATAAGCAACGGCTGCTGCGCCTGCGGCTGCAAAGGCTAGCCCAGCCTTCTTTCCAAAATCTGAAACTTTATCGCCAAAAGACATTACATCTTGATCGGCCTTGTTGAGGTTCTTAGTGAAGTTATCAACGTCAGCAAGAAGTTTGAGCGTTAACGCTCTTGTACCTGTTGCCATTAGCCCCACTCCTTCAAAATCTTAGTAAACGATTCGGTCCATCGAGCAACGATCTGAGGTTGGATTTTTCTCAGCGTTGGATAAATAAACCAACCCTTAGAGCCTCGACCTTCGCGGCCTGACCAGACAGGGAACTGCTTATATTTATTAGAACCGAATTCTGTACCGCCCCAGATATCTCTAGTGGTTGCTCCACCTGAAAACTTCTGAGAAGCGAATCCATAAGTAATCTCACCTATGCGGCTTGACTTCTTAACCCGAGAACCCTGAGCAATACGGCCTGAAACTTTAGTGTTATTGCCCCTGCTAGCAGTTTGAATAACTTCAGCCCGGGCGAATTCAGCCAGAGCGCCTGATTGGCGCTTGGCCTCATCGTTTGCTTCCTCACCCATATTCTTTAGAGCCTTAAAGACTTGACGAAGTTCAGTCTGGTCTAGTGCTACTAGCTCACTTGCCACGATTGCGCTCCTCTAGTACTTCTATTGCTGTAAGAATATCCTCGGCACTTTGCCACTTATCCATTGGGATCTGTGTTGCTATTGCCAGTTCAACTAAGAGTCGGCTTACGCTTCCTCTTGGATGACTTTTGGGTCTTCCCCACCTACTTCAATATCTGAGACTGATTCCATCCAGACATCGAGTGTCTTGGTTGGCTTGCCTCCTGCATCACGCTTCATTGCTGAATGTGCTACATAAAGAATGTCCCACATGCCGCCAAACTGAGAGATAACCTTTTTAGTTGTCATTTCCCATTTGGCGTAGTCAGGTGGGCGAACCAGGTAAGTGGTTTCGGTTCCATCTACATATTTAATTGTTATGTTCTGTTGCATTGTTTGCTCCCGTTTCTATTTTTTTAGCTGAAGGTTTCTACTACTGCGCCCTTTGATACCTTGAATGTAAAGTCTACAGTCTGAGCATCTGTTCCAGCGCCTCCTGCTGTAGGAAATTCTGGCATGATTGGAAACACGAATTGAGCGCCTGTAGCTGCTGTTAGCGTAACGCTGATGTCTGTGTCTGGTGCTGTCTCTGCTGCTGTCCATAGGGCTTCGCATACTGAGTTAGCCTTGCCCCAGTCAGCAAGCATTGAAAGAGCAAAAGTACCCTCAAGATTTACCGTTTTGTAAGCCTCACCATCGAGTGTCTGATATGTCTCGCGAATGTTGGTCTTAGTTAGAACTGCTGAAGTTGCTTGGGCATCGATATCTGTTCCACCTGTGAAAGATAGAGAAATATCGCGACCTGTGATTACTGTGGTTGCCATTATTTATCCTTAGTTTGTTTGTGTGTAGTAGGTAGAAACTCTGATATCTGCCACCAAAACATTGGAAGGGCCGACCTGAGTAACCGTTGGTTTTTCAACCGCTCCGATTGTGTATCCAACTGGGATCACTTTCAGAACACTTATGACTAGCTGCTCGAGATTGTCGAGCGATGCTGGGTTGCTGTTATATGCAACTGCAACTGAGACTACAAGGTTAATTTTAGTATGAAGCGTGGTCTTGCCGATTGTTTCAAGTTCAAGATATGGCGAGTCCGGGACTGTAACCACGAACGGAACCATGGGAGCCTCTGGAACGTAGGCGTAGACATTGCCTGCGACGTTAGCAAAGGCTGCTGCTAAAGGTTGACGGACTGTATCTAGGATCGTTGATGCTGGCATTATTGCACCATTGAATCGGTATCGATAAACGCTCCGAGAAGTCCTGACACTCGATTAAAGAGGCTACGGCCTAAACGGTATGGGCTTACAGTTGTAAAATCTACGCCCTCGATCTGCCCACCTGGAGCGATCCGAGATTGGAATACTTCTACTGAAACGGCTAGGACTGCTGACTCGACCGCGCTGTTGCCTACATAAGTAGCTGCGCCTGAAAGAGTTGCCAAGCCTGATGGAATTACTTTGCGCTCTGTAATGTCTGCGTTTGTAATTGATACTGTAAAGAATCCGTTGAATTCTCTGTAAGAACCATCTAAAAATATGCGTGAGTTAGAGCGCAATACGAATGAATCGTAATCTAAGTTACTTGATTCTAGGATTGTAAAAGTGCCATTAAACGGGGAGCCTACGCCTGTAACGACTACGCTCTGACCCGCTGAAAAGTTGTTATCCCCAAGAACATAATATGTCGCGATATTGTCTTGAAGCGCCACGACATCGATCGGGCTTGAGTACTTAACCAGCATCGGCAAGATGACTGCCTCAGCCGTATCTATTACATCTGTTAAATATGCGTCGCTATAAAGGGCTGTAGAGACGCCAAGAATAGACCTTAGTTCAGCTACGGTTACGATTGTTGCCATCTCTACATCCTCTCTATTAAACGACTGGGGGAGCCACCGGGAGCAGCAGCCCCCCCATGATTAGTTAATTAATTACGCAACCATGAAACGGTAAGCGCCAGCGCCTAGTTTTGTGGCTGTGGCTCCATAGCCGTAATAGCCAACTTGTACCTGACCTGTTGAGATTAGGTTTGTCTGAAGTGATAGGCGTGGTGACTCGTACCAGGTGTAAGCATCTGGATTAATAACAATAAGAGTGTTATCTCCAACGCCTGAACCATCTGTTAATGCGCGTGAAACTCGAAGGTTAAGTCCGAGAAGATTTCCGCGAATTGCTGTTGCGGTAAGAGTTCCGCCAGCGTTCTGAGGATTGATTGTCTGTTGGAAAATTGGACGATTTGAACCATCGACCAAGCCCATTAGAGCGCCCCATTGTTCTGGAGAAACTACGATATTTTGCGCAAAGCCAAGAGTTCCCTTGTAGATAGAAACTGCTGCATCTGAAACGAAGTCAGCAACAAGAGCGCCTGTTGTAAGTGCTGCGCGGTTTCCGCCATCTGTTCCACCGTTAACCATTGCTGTTGCAACTGCGTTATCTGTGGCCTTTGCGTATGCGTATTCCATTTGACGAACGAGTTCTGCAAAAAATGCTGGAGATGAACGGTCTAGCAATTCAAGTGAGAATGTCTGTTGACCAATGAACTTCTGAACAGAAACAGAAACAAATGCTGCGTTCTGATCTGTTTCTGATGGTGTTCCGCCTTCAGATGCGACTGCAACTGTTGGAGCAACTGTAATCTTTGGGATCTCGAAAGTCATACCTGCATCAGGTAGAGCACCACGAGAAATTGAGTCAATAAATGGGCGATCTGCGTTTGAGATGCCATTAATAACTTCGGTTAATTGACGAGTAGGAACTAGGCCTGCGTTATCTGT